TATGAAATTATGAACTTAAAAGTAAGACTAACAGAACCTAGAGAAATTAAAGCAAAAATTGTTGATTTGTTATCTTATAAAAAAAATGACACTACAGCCTATCAGTTTTGGGTACAAAATATAGGTAAGGTAGAAGCTCCTTCAGGAAAATTCAGAGGTTTAACACTAAAACAGGCTTTACAAAAGGTTATAAATGATGAAATAAGGATTGGTGGCAAAAAATATTCATCTTTGAGTGATGGAGATCAAGACTTTGAAGGTGGAAAAGAATATGCTATTAAAAAGATATATCAAACATATAAAGATTATGCGGAGAAAAGAATGTATGCAGAATATCCTGAAGTAAGACTAGCAGTAGAAAATGCTTTAAAAACTAAAATAAAAGTATTAAAAGGTAATTAATGACAATATCTTCGGTTACAGTAAAAAATTCATATTCAGGCAATGGCTCAACAACTGCCTTTAATTATACATTTAAAATTTTTGCGGACTCTGACTTACAGGTTATCATAAGATCATCAACAGGCATTGAGACTGTTAAAACAATCACCACGCATTATACAGTGGCTGGTGCAGGAAACTCAAATGGTGGAAGCGTTACTTTCACATCAGGAAATATACCTGCTTCAGGTGAAACAGTTGTGTTGAGAAGAGCAGTTCCGCAAACACAGGCGATTGATTATATCGCCAATGATCCATTCCCTGCGGAATCACACGAAGAGGGTTTGGATCGTGCTATGATGACTCTTCAACAAGTTCAAGAAGAGTTAGATAGATCGATTAAATTATCAAGAACAAACACGATGACCTCAACAGAGTTTACAAACTCTGCAACAGATAGAGCTGGTAAAGTTTTAGGATTTGATAGTGCAGGTGAATTAAATGTTACATCAGAAATTGGTGCTAACAAAGGTAATTGGTCTGCTGGTACAGCTTATGTTGTAAGAGATATTGTTAAAGATACATCGACAAACAATATCTTCATGATTAATACAGCTCATACATCTTCAGGCTCAGAACCATTAACAACAAATGCCAACGCATCAAAATATGATTTATTAGTCGATGCTGCTACAGCAACGACAAAAGCTAGTGAAGCGGCTACATCTGCAACCGCAGCAGCTAGTTCGGCTACAGCCGCAGCAAGTTCAGCTTCTTCAGCATCCACTCAAGCATCCAATGCTTCTACATCTGCATCCACTGCATCGACACAAGCAACTAATGCAGCTAGTTCTGCAACAGCAGCAGCAGCTAGTGCCACAGCAGCGGCAGCGAGTGCTGATGCTTTTGATGATACTTATTTAGGATCAAAATCTTCAGACCCATCAGTAGACAATGATGGTGATGCCTTAACCACAGGTGATTTATATTTTAATACTAGCACGAATAGACTTCGTGTATTTAACGGAAGTTCTTTTGTAGAAATAGATAGTGGTATGACGAGCTTTACTGTTGCAGGGTCAAGCGGTTCAAGTCAAACTATTTCAAACGGAAACACACTAACAATCGCTGCAGGATCAGGTATTACCACGACAGGTAGTGCAACAGATACAGTAACCATAGCTGTAACTGACGATCCAACAGCTCTTGCAATAGCATTAGGATAAGAGTAAAAGGATAGAGGAGATATAAATGGCAAATACTTTTAAAGCAATCAACTTCGCAGCAGAACCAGCTTCAGCTGGAACACCTTACGTGATGTACACAGCAGCAGGAAGTACAACAACTGTAGTTCTTGGTCTTGTATTAGCTAACATTCATACAGCAGCAGTAACAGTTGAAGTAGAACACGTTAGTACAACAGCAAATAGAGGTGGTGCAAACAATGTTGCTAATGGAACATCTTTTTTAGTCAAGGATGTAACCATACCAACAGGAAGTTCATTAGAAATTTTATCAGGTTCTAAAGTTATTTTAGAAGCTGGTGACAAAATTCAAATCGATTGCTCAGTTGCTGATAAAGTTTCAGGCACACTGTCAGTCATGGAAATAACATAGGAGTTTTAAGTGGGTTATATAGGACAACAACCAGCACCGAAAGTTGTTACATCAAGCGACCTAGCTGATGATGTAGTAACAGCAGATAAAATAGGTGATACAGCAATTTCAGGATTTACTGCTTTAGGTGCAACACCAGCAGACACAGATGAGTTATTAGTTTCAGATGCTGGAACTTTAAAGAGAGTAGATTTTTCTCATTTAAAAGGTGGTGGTATGTGGACTTTTATTTCTCAAACTACTGTATCAAGTGCAGTAGCACAAGTTGATTTTACAAGTTTATCATCAGATTTTACTGATTTTTGTGTTGTCATTGATGATCTGCACGTTGCAACAGATAGTGCTGTACTTGATCTTAGATTTTTTGAAGCAGCATCAGGTGGTTCTGATATAGCAGCAAACAATGTTTATCAATGGACACTTGTTGGTAGAGATACTGGCGATAAATCAACAGATAGTTCAGGTTCAGATGATAAAATACGTTTAAGTAGAGCAATTGGTAATGCTTCACAAGAAGCGGCACATTCAGAAGTAACTCTTTTCAATCCACATAACACAGCTGACTGGACTTGGGTTCATTATAAAACAGGATATTCTAATGCGGCTGGTGAAGCTGGTGTGGTAACTGGTGCTGGCTATAGTAATCACGGAGTAGGATCTGATTATAATCAAACTGGTATGAGATTTTTTTTATCATCAGGTAATATATCATCAGGTAAATTTTCGTTATATGGGAGGAAACATAGTTAATGGCATATATAGGCAACCCACCAATATCAGGTAACTTTCAAGTTTGTGATGCAATTAGTGTAGTCAATGGTCAAGCGGCTTACACTATGCAAGTATCATCTGCAAACGTATCACCTGAGTCTGCAAATCATATGCTTGTATCTCTTAATGGTGTATTACAAAAACCAGGAAGTTCTTTTACAATATCAGGTTCAACAATTACTTTTGCATCAAACTTAGCAACAGGTGATGTTATAGATTTTATTTTATTACTTGGTAATGTTAATGACATTGGAACACCATCAGATGCCACAGTAACAAATGCTAAAACAAACTTTACAACAACTTCTTCTGCGGCTGGATTACAAATAAAAGGAGACGGAACAACTGCTGGTGCTTTACAATTAAATTGTGAACAGAACTCACACGGAATAAAATTACAATCTCCAGCACATTCAGCTAATCAATCATACACACTTAAATTTCCAACAGGAAATGTAACAGCAGAAAAATTTTTAAGAGTTGCATCTGTATCAGGTTCAGGAACAACAGGAATAGGACAATTAGACTTTGCAGATGCTGGTGGTGGACAAAAAACTTTATTACATACAATAGATGCAAGTAGTTCTTCATCTGTTGAATTTAATAATACTTACATCACCTCAGCTTATAGAGACTATCATTTTACTTGGTCAAATATGCGAACAGGATCAGATAATACTTTAATGTTTATGAGAGTATCAGATGATAATGGGTCAAGTTTTGAAACAAATAACTATGCAAGAAATAATTTTGGTTTGCGAGTAGATACCACAACTTTTAGCACAAATACAAATACAGGCGGAAGTTCATTTGAACTTACACCAGCTAATATGGGAAATGCCTCAGGTGAAAATACATCAGGATTTGTAACTATTTTTGATATGTTAGGCACAAATAATCATAAACTTATAATAGGTAGAGTTCAGTACCACGAAACTAATACTTACGCACATCAAAATATTCTTGGTGGTTCTTTTATGGGTTCTACATCAGCACTAAATGCAGTTCAATTTACTGTTTCAACAGGCAATATAGCATCAGGTAGATTTAAAATTTTTGGAATAACTTAGGAGTAAAAAATGGCTCTTAATTTTTGCAACAACAATTCCTTATCATCAATAACAGCTTTACCAGCTTCAATATCAGGTGGTGGATTAAATTTAATATCTACACAGACAGCTAGTAGTAGTTCAACATTATCTTTTACAAGCGGGATAGACAGTACTTACAAAGAATATATTTTTAAGTTTATTAATATACATTCATCAGCAGATGCACCTTTAACTTTCAATATGTCAATTGATGGTGGGTCTAATTATAATGTAACAAAAACAACAACTGCATTTTTAGCTTATAACGCAGAAAGCGGTGGCTCACCAGCTTTGGGATATGAAGCTGGTCGTGATATAGCACAAGGCACAGGGTTTCAAGATATTTCTTATGATATTGATAATGTAGATGATGGTTCTACATCAGGATTTTTACATCTTTTTGACCCTAGCAACACAACATTTGTAAAACATTTTATTGCAACTGCTAACACACAATTTCCAACAGCATACTCAGGAAATTATTTTTCCGCTGGTTATGGAAATACAACAAGTGCAGTAAACGCAGTACAATTTAAATTAAGTTCAGGAACTATGGATAGTGGAGTTATAAAATTATATGGCGTTAGTTAAATACAATAACAATTCAATTTCAAGTGTAACTGCTTTAGGTAGCTTACCAGCTGGTGGTTTAAATTTAATTACAACAAACACAATTACATCAGGAGTATCGTCATCATCTTTTACTTCTAATATTGATAGCACATACGATACTTATTTATTTAAGTTTATAAATATTCATGGTGCAACTGATGGTTCTGAATTTACAGTAAATTTTAGAGATGGGTCATCTGCTTTTGATGCAACTAAAACAACGACAGCAGTTTATTATTATCACTCAGAAAATGATAGTGAAGCTGGTGGAAGTTATAAAACAGATGGTGACTTAGCACAAGGAACAGGTTATCAAAGATTAATGGACGGCTCAACATCAGGTGCAGACAACGATCAATCTCTTTGTGGTGATTTATTTTTATTTTCACCATCAAGCGATACGTTTGTGAAGCATTTTATAGCAAAAACTAATTCAGCAATGAGTTGGGACGCAACAGGTAATTATTTTGTAGCTGGATATTGCAATGTTACTGCCGCTATTGATGGTGTAGACTTTAAATTTACAAGCGGTGACATAGAAAGTGGAGTAATTAAAATGTACGGATTGAGTAAATCATAATGAGTATAATTAAATTAAATAACAGAGCAGTAAAAGATGCAACAGCAGTAGGTAGCATAACAGGACTAGGTAATTTAAAATTTATATCAAGATCAACTGCTAGTTCATCATCAAGTTTAAGCATTACATCAGGTATAGATAGCACCTATAAAGAGTATATATTTTTTTTTAATAATATACACCCAGCAACAGATAATGTTGTATTTAGTTTTAATGGGTCTGATGATTCCTCAAGTCATTCGTATAATATAACAAAAACAACTACATTTTTTGATGCTTACCATAGCGAAAGTGACTCAGAAACAGGGTTGTCATATAAAAGTTCTTATGATTTAGCACAAAGTACAGATTATCAACCTCTTACATATCAAGTAAGTAATGATAATGATGCTTGTGTTTCTGGCTTTTTACATCTTTTTGAACCATCAAGTTCTGTGTTTGTAAAAAATTTTATTGCAAGAACAAGTGGTAATAATGAAGATAACCACGCACAAGATGATTCTGTAGGTGGATATTTTAATACGACAGCTCCAATAACAGCTTTAGATTTTAAATTTAGTTCAGGAAACATAGATTCAGGTACAGTAGATATGTATGGAGTTTTATAAATAATTATGATAACAAACAACAATAAGGAGTAAATATGGCAGATAGATATAAAATGGTAAATGGTGAGAGAATCAAACTCACAGCAGAAGAAGAAGCAGCAAGAGACGCAGAAGAAGCGGCTTGGGAAGCTGGTGCAAAAGATAGAGCTATGGCTAATCTTAGAACAAAAAGAAATAATTTGTTAAAAGAAACTGACTACTATGCTTTATCTGATGTTACAATGACTGATGCGATGACAACTTACAGACAGGAGTTGAGAGACTTGCCTGGTACTGTGGCTGATGACGCAACAGCTGCTGATGTTGATGCTGTTACCTTTCCAACAAAACCCTAGTCATTAATATCAATATCAATAGAAGTTAATATCTGATAGTAAAATCAGATGAAGTTTATTTTGATTTTAAATATTTGTTCACTTGTACACCTTAATTGTTTACCACCTGTTGAGGATAATTTTGTCTTTAATTCATGGCAAGAATGTGCTAATGCGGGTTATCTACGTGCCATTAGAGAAACAAATAAAATAGATAGTGGCATCGTAAATAGAAATCAGTTGGTGATAAATTTTATATGTAAACC